AATCCCATTCCTCTAATAAATTCACAATTGTATTTCTTCTAGCTTCATCTTCGTCAGTAAAAGTATTCTTCTTCCCGTCTAAAATAAAAAGCTCTTTAAAATGTAAGATCGAATACCGACCTTGCTTGTGTAAAATATGACACGTCTGGTAAAGCTTTTTCTCTTTACGAGATGAAATACCGATACGTGTAAGTGTTTCTTTTACCTTTAAAAAACTATCTGGGGAGGGAAGCGAAATCTCTATACCGACACCTTTAAAAATGTCTTCATTTTGCATAACGATAGCACCTTATTATTATTAATTATTATCACGATGCCCACCTTGACCATCAGATAATATTTATTTTATTTTGAAACTCCACCAGTAGTTAGCTTATTATGTATTAGTCTTAGGTCATCTTTACTCAAAGCTTTCAAGTATAGTTTGGCAATGGTACGATTACATTGGTAAACTTCTTGGATAGCATCGAGGTCTTTACTTTTATCAGCCTTAGGCCATTTGGAAAACCGTTTGCGTTTACGTAATGCACCACGGTAGTATTGAAATTGAGCATCATAGAATAAGTGTGCTCGCATATTCATTTCATTTGCATGAAGAATAGTATCCTCGAAATTAGTAAACCCGCGGTTAACCATATAAGGTGTGTACTCTTTTTCTGCAATTTCTGGATTATCATGATTACCAATAAGGTCTTCCTTAGAGAAAGACACGGCGTTCATAAAATCAAAGGGACTGATCTCTTTCGGCAAGGGCTTCCTCCAACTCTTTTAACATATCATCAAAATCATCAGCACAGGTTTGGCACATCTTAAAATTAAGAGGACCTTCAGCTGTGTCGATGTCTACACTGTATATTTCTTTTTTACTCATAAGCTTTTCACAATTAAAACATGTGTGCATACCTACGAGTTTTTTAATCCATTCGCTCATTTGTATTCAGCTTCCATCATAACTTCTGTAAGGAAAGCTACCATGTTAACTTCAAGGTCAGCAACAAAGTTTGCTTTATACATATAGTCAGCCAATGTTACTACAAAACCAGGCATGCTTTTCATTTCAACTTTATTTGATGCCATGTCATAAATGCGACGAAACATCTCATTCATATCTTGGTCTGAGTTTTTTGCAACCCATTTGCGCATATCAGTAAAAGCTTTAGACTTGAGCATTTTAAACAACTCATCCATAGACTCTTGCTTAAGGTTAACAAAAATACCTTCATCAATACGACCAGATGCTGCATAGGATTGCAGCTCAGTCAATACACGACGAAAGTCAGGAAAATGTTTTTGAATTACTTTTGCAACTACAGCTTTATCATATGGAACATTTTCTGTTTCAAGAATTGCTTCTACTCGTTTCATAAACTGCATAGCAAGCTGTGGACGATCATTGGTTTCAATAGTAAAATCAACCTCACTCAAACGAGAGCGGAGAGGTGCAATGATACGGTTTTTAAAGTTACATGTGAATATGAATCCACAGTTAGAGGAATATTCCTCGATGAAATTACGTAAAGCTGGTTGAACATTTGCAGCGTTTAGGTAATCAGCTTCATCAAAGATAACATATTTACGACCGCCACTAAGGGATACAGCCGAGGCATATGTTGAGATATCATAGCGAAGGGTATCAATGTTTACGTTCAATGAACCATTCTTTACAATATAGTCACAACCCATCTCTTCAAGCATAGCTTTTGCGATGGTTGTTTTACCTACACCAGGACCACCAGACAACAGTAAGTTTGGTACGCTATCATCAGCGACAAACTTTTTAAACATTGCTTTGGTTTTTTCAGGTAGGATAGTGTCGTTAATTACTTGCGGGCGATACTTTTCAACCCACAATACTTCATTTGCTTTTGCATCAATAGACATAATGTCTCCATCATAATATAAAATAAGGTGCGGGTTTGTTTTATAACGAGAGCCCGCATTCGTTTTCCTCCTTAGCTCACCTTATCAGCTAGGGGAGCATCGCCTGGTACTGCAGCAGGAGCGTCTGGGTTAGGCATTGAACCTTGAGGAGGCTCTTCACCTTTTGGAGCATTCTGGCGAAGAAACATTTCAAGTTTATTACGTAGAATACCAATGCCAGCCAGCTCTTGTCCTTCAAAAGCACCACGGCGTGAGGTTACATCAATCATCTGTACAATCGTAGCAATATCCTGCAACGAAATTTGTACCGGTTCTTGTTTTTGTTCTGGGTTTTGTGTCTGATTATCAGCCATTATTCATTTCCTTTTTTGTAAGTCGACTTAGTATCAATTGCCACAAAGTATGTGACACCTTCGCTTTTAAACTCAGAGATACCCTTTGCGCATAGAGTAACTTGGTAATCCTGAGGTAAAAGCTTAAGATTATCAGTTTTGATAATAATCTTAAATTCATCAGATGTAGTGCCGATCTCAACACCATAATCATCAGAGTTATCGTTATTGCCGTCAATAGCTTTCAGGTAGATTTTACCACCTTCGCCTACAAAGGCAACTTCCGAGAATTGAAGAACTCCAGCAGCTTTAAGTACTGATTGAAGATCTTCCCATGATACAGCAACTTCAACATCAGCTGATGGCAACTGAATGTCTTTTTCAGGAGCCGCATGGATCATGGAGATGTCAGCATAAACGTATTTGGTACGTTGTTTGCCGTTTTGAATGATAAAATACTTATCATGGAATTCCACATCTGGGTCTTTATATAGACCGAGTATGGATAAAAACCGAGACAAATCATATACACATGCTTGTGATGGGATTTGATCTGGGATAGTCGCAGTTGCAACTAGGGTTTTTTCTGGTGTTACAGTTTTAAGAACATTACCTTCCTTCATTAGGATTGATTTGTTAATGGTCGAAAAACTTTTTAGAATCGTAAGAGTACGTTCACTGAATTTCATTATATAGCTCCTTCAATATTGTATTTATACATAGTATCACTTTTTACGCTTTTTGTCAACACTTTTTTTGTAATTCTTTTTATTACTGGTTTTATCTGCGGTAGCTGACATACCGAGAGATCCAATGTGACCAAGAGAACCTTTAAAAACGTAGGATCCAATGTGCTGTAGTTGTATCCAAGGACACATCCAAATTTTCATGCCAAAAGATCGAGCGGCATTACAAAAGAAATAATCCTCAGATAAGTAACGCTTTGACTTAGGATCAATGACACAGTCAAAATATGCATGGATCATAGTTGAACCATCAAAATGTTCTGTACGTGCATGATCTGGTTTATAAGCCAAATGCGGTGTCTTCTCTTTAAACTTGGTAAACGTATCACGTGGGATTAGCATGAAGCCTGTACCAGCTTCTCCAACCTCAAGTGGTGATGTAATTTCAAATGATGATTGCCTATTAACAGGATTAAAAACGTAATCAGCTGTATAGTTTTCAAGCTCAAATGGATTCTCATCAGCCTTACCAGATTTAACTGCAGTCGTTACCTTTTCCCATGCAATAGTTTTCTTAGGATATGGTCCAGTAACAACGTTATATTTTTCTGGATCTTGGTTATGTACAGCAATAAGACCAAACACATCCTTTGGATTAAAACCAATGTCTGCGTCAATAAACAAAAGGTGTGTACAATCAGATCTGAGAAACTCGTCAACAATATAGTTACGAGCTCTTTGAATTAAGCTCTCATTAAATAGGTAGTAAAACCTAACGGTAATACCATTTGCTGCACAAACCATAGCTAAGTCAGTACAAGACTTAGTGTATGAACCAGAGCATTGGCCACCATACATCGGAGTTCCAACAAAGATTTTATACTCTCTTAGTTGCTCGATTGATATTTCTATTTTACTCATATTTCAATTTGCTCCAAATCTGCTTCAGCTCTAACGATAGTTTGAAGCCTCAAAACATCTGCTGCTACGTCGTGTTTACTATCATGCGCTTTAAAATTGTATTCCCATTTTTCTATATTGGATACGGGAATAAATCCATTCTTTCCACCTGGCACATTAAAATTAAATTTAGCATCGATAAAAGTACGAGTATCACGTACAGCCCACCATTTTAAATAAGCACCAAGCTTTTCAAGTCGTCCTGCATTTTGAGCAATACGTTCCAAAATAACTGGATCAAAACTATTTGACCTAGACCACCAATAAGCAATGTCGCCTTTTTGCTGTAGATAGTCAATAAGTCGGTCTATAAACTGATCTGATTTCAAATCAAGTTCTGGGTTTGGCTTCATATTTGTACGAAGCTCAGGTGGCTGATCTAACCACCACTGCAAGTCTCGTTTGTTATATTTACAACCATGATTAACCATTTGGTCTTTAATATCAAACTTTGCAGTTTTCATACCAAGAACTAACTCTTTAAATGAGTATGGATTCTCCGTAAATCGTTCCCACTCAAATGTGGTATATGAACAATCAATAGCAGGTACTTCACGAGAGTTTTGACCAATAGTTTCAAAGTCAATAATAAAATGTGTACTCATAAAAATGCCTCTAAAGTTGCACCGCGTTCGGTGTATTGCGCTTCTTGTCTATGATTATACTGCATAATGTAGTCCGTGTCAACGGTTATTAACTCATTATTCAAATATTTTTTAACTTCAGTTGCCATGTCAGTCGCAGTTTGTACTGGAACATTCTGACAAATATGATTAGCATTTCTTGGGTTAGCATCTACTAACTCAAAATCTTCAGGCAATCCCATGATTGTCATAGCTTCACGATAATTAATAAAGCGATCTTCATCAGGATGCGCAAGCATTAAAGGATAATGACCAACAAAAGCTCCAATACGATCTTTTGGAATTGTTACACCACGTCGCATAATGCTTTTACCTGATTCAAGTTTAGCATGTTTGTATTTGCACTTTTCTACTTCACGTTCATATCCATTTTCAGCCATCCAATCAGCTACTTGTAAATAGCTATAACCTTGCTGTTCAATATAACTATAAACGCAGGCACCACGAGCTGATGTTGGTTCAATTAAAGCCGCATGTTCTTTGTGAGTACGACCACCATGAATATGTTCTAAGATGAACTTATAGTATGGATTGTCTGTTGGTTTCTTTTTATGATTGATTACATCAGTTTGGAAGTTAGATTTAACTCCACGGATTACTTCTTCAATGGGTGTATGAGGTTTATTAAAGTAACCTAAAAGCGGTGTTCTATTACCTTTCCAGAAAAAATAGAATGATCTCTCACGAACTTGCGGCGATCCATGTAATAGGGATTTAGTTCTATATACAGACATTGTATATCCGTTTTTCTTACCAATGCTTCTCAATTCTTCACGAACTGTTTTACCAATTTTACCAGCAAATCCTGGAGCATTCTCTCCCCAAAATACTTTTGGTTTATATTCACCAAGGATATAATTAGCTGTTTCTTTCATCCATTGATTGTTTGGATTGTCGTCACCATAACCCATCGACATAGTTGATAAACCAGCACATGGACAAACTGAAGATACAACATCAGCTCTTTCATTTAATGGTGGTGCCATATCTTTATCTAAAACATAATAAGGAATTTCATTATCGTAATAATTTAAAATGTGACTGTCATTAGCAGCAAAAGCTTCGTAAGACATAAAATGAATTGGAGGTGCACCAAAGGCATTTGCTGAGCCAATGGTTTCACCGCCAATAAGTGGAACTATAGATGCATGAGTAATAGTCATTTGTTACCTTTCGAGGATTCGATAACGCGATTTCTCAAGTCCGACGACGAAAAAGAATGCTTGCGTTTGTTATAATATATTGGGCATAAACCAACACCTGTATGATCCGTACCTTTATACTCTTCTCCCACAATTCTAATATGTGGTTGAATAGTCAAAATCATATCGACAAGTTCTTGTTCAGTATTAAATGGAATTACTTCGTCAACAAACCGACACCCTGCCAATTGAACATAGCGCTCAAACGGAGTTTGTACTGGTTTGTTTTTAGTTTCTGGTCGATCTATAGTTGGATCGGTTAGTAAACCACAAATAAGATAATCGCACTGCTCTTTAGACTCTTGTAACATTACAATATGACCAGCGTGCAGCATATCAAAAGTTGAACAGGTAAATCCAATCCGGATTTCATCAACCGGCTTTCCAACTTTTCTCGCGATTTCAGATTTGTTAGTAAACATTTTCAAAACATTCCATAATAAAAGATTTGTCAGGATGGTACTTATATACGCGTGTAATTTCAGCACGTATAAGTGCTAGTAACATAGGTTTATTTATATCGTTTGCGGCAGCCAAGATATCAATAGATTTTAGAATATACTCTTTATGATATTGGTTGATATACAAACTAGCACAAAACTTTGCTACGTCAAGTTCAGTACAGCCAAATACATTACAAATTGGATCAATCAAATATAGCTCATGATCTTTAAATAACATATTCTTAATGCCAAAATCACCGTGCGAAAACGATCTTTTTAAATCAAACGTTTCCAATAAGTCGGCATTATCAATCAGTTCTACTTGGCCTGAAGCTACCGCATGGTCTTTAATGCGATTAATATATGATTGATATTTTAGTTCATCTAATGCTTCAAGGCCTTTCATTCTTTGAAGTTGTGTTTGGATCATACCCAAAGCAACATGGAAATCTTTCATAAAGAATTGTTCGTCATGATCGATATAATCCATAGTAATAGTTTCACCAACAATACGATGAATTATTGGAACATTAATACCAATAAAGAATGCTTCATTAAACCAAGTGTTAGTATCATGAGCATTTGGATCTTGCTTATGTACAACTTTACCATCAGTAAAGATTTCTGTTCCAGACAAACCACCTTCAAGCTCTCGAATATCAACATCAAGGAAAGCTTCTGGAGTAATACCCTTATCATCAATATAGTAAGCCGCCAATGGTTTATCAAATGAAAGCGAATTATATTGAACATCATACTTATCAAGCCAGGCTATAATACCAGCTTCATATTTAAGGCGTGCTTCTTCACGTGTTTTACATGAAATAGATCCACGAGCAGTAAAAATATCAATTTGCCATCCTTCATCAAATAACTGATTTGTCTTTTTAATCAAATCATCATTAGGAATGGCGTCATCAAAATTTCTGTTTTCATGGAACGCTAAGGTGTCGTCAAAGTCTACAACGATACGTTTATGATACATTAGAAAAATCCTTCAATTGTAGCACCAACTTGCTTGGGTTCTTTAATTTCATTTTGTCTTCCATCAACAAGAGTCAAAGGCTTTTCAAGTAGAACACTTCCAGGAGTTGAAATAATAATTTCTCCGTTTTCGCGACGTTCACGAGCACTTGGGAAGTAACTTGAAATCCTATCTATAAAATCTATCTTATCATGTCTTTTGCCTTTTGTCAATACAAAATCTAAGAATTTTGGACCAAGAACTTCAATATCATTAAACTTATAAGCAATTTCACGGCATGCTTTGGTACGAGCTTTCCATTCTTCAGGATTATCAGCAATACGTTTTAATTCAGCCGCAAGCTCTTCTTCCTTGGTAGCTTCTGAGATAAGTGGACCATAATATTCACCCCACTTTTTACCTTCAGGTGATACTGCGTTTTCAGCAAAGTGTCTACTAATAACAGGCAAGGATAATAGGAATGATTCAATTACTGTATATTCCATACGATAACCATATTCCTTTGGATCACCAAGGCGATATCCACACCAAGCAGCCATAGAGGTACCAAGCTGGCCCATACCAAAATCATACTTATATCCATCATAAGCTGTAATTGTAGTACCAGTTTTGTTTTTCTCTTTGCCTGGAAGGTAATGTTCACCAGCTGAGTTTGTTCCAACAAATAGAATTTTTGGTTGATAAGACTTATGATATGGAGCTGCATCAGTTGCTAATGTTTTAGAGTCAGGATTACCAATAGATGAAATAGAACGTTCACAACCCATCAAAGTCAGATCCCATTCATTTTTCAAATACGGTTCAATACGACAAATCATTCCAGGATCTTTTAGCGTTGACATACGACCCATATACATAAAGTGCTTTTTTCTATCTTCATAGTCAACACGATATTGATCGTAATCTTCAGTACGAACCCAAATAGGATTTTCAAGTAGTCTACCTTCAAGGCCAGGATCAAGTGCTAAATAACACTCTTGTGAATATCCTTCAAATGATTGTGTAATACCAATGTCTGCCAACGCAAACAACTCGCCAGCACCAGTCTGACGATTAATAGTATTTTTAGTAATAGCATGATCATGCACCACAATGATTGGATCATTAATAGCTTCTACAAACTGACGAAATCTATCAATGTACTTTCCATTTTTACGGGTAGGAAAAGAGTGTACAATAGCAATGTCACACGTGTTAACAGCATCTACTATACTTGGTACATCTTCTATTTCTTGATTAGACTCTACTCGTAAAACGTTTCCATGCCAATCTACGTTTTGAGCTCGGGCAAAGCTTTGTTTATTATCAAAATCAATAACCATAGTTTCATGGCCTTGAGATACTAACCAATCTTCAAAGATGTTTGCACCTTTGGTTACACCACAACCTTCAATACCTTTACCAAAAATAAAAGCAATTTTCATAATATAATCTCCTCATTGTATCTTGCTATGGACTATTTAGCCATTTTAGATACTAATGTTTTTCACTATCATCGCCAAGCATTCTGGCTTCCATGTTTTCTTTTATATCCATTACCTTTTCGTTCTCAATTATATTGATAATAATATTGGTAATGTCAATGTCTTTTTGTATAAAGTACATCTTTTGTTGGAGTTTCTTAAGCTCTTTTTCATAGAACTCTAACTCTTTTTGTTTGCGAACTTTTGTTTCAATTATGTCCGTAATTTGAATAAGCTTACCAGTTGGTTCATCCATCGCTTGCTTCTGCAATCCTTTCTATATTATTACTTAATATATCATTAAACTCTTTATCTGTCAACTCATATTTTAAGCCTTCAGATAATGCTCTACTAAAACTAGCAACTACATTATTATTTAGCCTTAGTTTACTACATGCTCCTGCTATAGTATATCCACCACTTAAAAACACAACCCGTTCTACATTAGGAAACACTGTAAGGTTATGATATAGGTTTGGTACTACTGGTGGTGTTAGTTTAAATATAACAGGAAAATTTACTGTTGATAGCGATTCCAATTGATAATATAGTTCTTGCTCAATTGCTTCTTTATCAGGATTATTGATTTCAACTTCGGGTTCGATGATAGGAACTAGGCCATATTCGCTTACTGTTTTTGCTATTGAAAACTGTTGTTTAAGAACAGGTTTAATCGTATCAATATTCTTAACAACGCTACGCATTTTAGTACCATAGATTTTAGGACCAATCCCGTTTGTAGCCCATTCGCATATATCATTTACATCAAACGGTTTCATTGTGCCGTCTGTAGTAAGTCCTTCGTCGATCTTTAGGAACGAATCAATACCTTTTTCATCAAGGATATTAACCATTCCACGAGTAACTGAGTCTTTAAATAAAATTGCTGCTGATATATTACTATCATCAAATGCTGGTGAGTTTACAATTCTAAGACGCATATCATGGATTTTATCCATCATATTATCTTCAGTATATTGAACGCCATATCTTTCTAATGTGCCAGGCGTTGATCCACCACTTTGATCTAATGCTGCAATAAATCTCACGCATCATCCTCCATATGAGTTTGAATCCATTCCACTACTTCATCAACAGTATCAAACTCAGGGCACATATTTACTACTGTATTTTTACCATCATCGTCGACATGTACTGCATCTGATGTGTATTTACCTTTATTGGTAACTTGTATGTTATGCTTTGAAAATACCATTACTTCACCAATCCAAAGTGGCGTTCATACACATGTAAATTTTGGACTTGCCAAATAAGCATACCTTTTTGAATAGTAGGGTGCTTATTACCTGGAAGTCTGCATTGTTGATTCCATTGAGATACAAACTTATCCATTAGATATTGAGCCCACGCGTAATCGTTCTTATAGCCAAAGACTACATCATTAGAACGCATTTGAGATACCATCATCAATGTATCGTCACGGATATAAAATGTTTGTGCGTTAGTACAAATAAAGTCTGACTTGCCACCTTCATTAAACTCAACCCAGATAGAAGGACGGTTGTAAACCATTTCAGCACGACGGCTTTCAATATTAGACCATAACTCATCAAAGGCGTTTTGGAATTGATTATGGTATTTTTTAGAAAATACTAAATGGCCATAGTTTGAATTAATGTTACCATGTGGATCAGCTGAATACTGCCACGCTGCAGGTGGTTCTTTATCAGGTCCATAGATATCTTTAATGTTTGTTGATTGCGACTCATACCAAGCAAGCTCAGCATTAATATAAGCTTGGCTTGGTTCACCAAAGATTGCTGGTTCTGAAGCAACAAAGCTTGCACCTAGCATTTCAATAGTGCGTTGACCAGTTTTGTCAATTTCATATGCTTCATCTTTGAGTTCACCAATAAAGAACTCTCGAATATCTTGTACTGTATTATACCGCATTTGTATCATCCTCTACTTTAAAGCGATCATCAATCAAATCTTTGTCACCTTGCAATTCACACATAACCAAAATAATCATTTGAGTTAGCGCATGATGTGTATGAGGTAAACCACTTTCAGGATCAAGATCTTCACCTGAATGAAAAGCTAAAAGATGTCGCATAATAGAAGCGTAATGACGAGAATATGGAAACTTATCCAGATCTTGACGCCAATTGTTTTCACCATATTTTTGAGCACCAAAGCCAAAAACCTGAGCAGCTGCAATGATAGCCTCAGGTGGAACTAAATTAATAGGTGGTTTGCCATTATCATGTTTCATATTTACTCCATTCATACATCATAGTTATATATCGCGCGTGGTTCAGTTTTTATACTATAAAAATACTTAATACGTTTTACACCGTCATGATCAATAGTCCAATTGTTATCATACTTTTCTTGGCACTTACGAAGGTTTTGGCGAATGGTATCAAAGGGCACAACAGCCCGCCAACGAACGTCAAAAGTATTTTCAGATAGTTTATTATAACATCCAAATATGATTATGTCAACACAATTTGGGTATAAACGACGGTTTCTTACAATTTTATTTGCCATATAGTTTGATATGGTCAACCATTTCTTTTCATATTTATCTGGTAATTTACCAGGATCTTGGGAGTTTTTAACTTCAGCCTTAAGCCCGTTCCATTCAACATCCCAGTTATGAGAGTCTGGATTTGAATAATCAAATTGGTTAGGGTTCATAGTAGCACCTTGTGCTTGAAGAGCAAACTCGAGTGGAACACCAGCCCAGCAATGAGAATACACAGCTTCAAGAGATCGATCCCTACGCCGATAAGGATCTTCAAAGATTTCTTGAGCCATAGTATTAATATGACTTACTTGATTGTCGTCTAGTGTGACGATGATTGGTTCGGGTAGCTTAAACATTAAACACCTTTATAAAAAGATTTCCATTGGGAACCGACAGTTCCAAGACCATTACCTGACAAATAAACCTGCCACATAATACGAGAAACTTCAGCCGATGAACGGGCCTTTTGAATATCTCGTTCCAAGCCCATAGCCACAACTTTTCGTGTCTTCCGACGATCTATTAAGCTTGTAGCAGTTTCTTGAGCCTCAGTTAAGGGTAATTTATCAAGTGTTTGTAGTTTTTCCATATCCATGGTACTATTCCTATCACAGTTTAGATGGTTTGTCAACTATTATTTAGCGATCGTATACGTATACATCAGCAGATGTCGCCAAGCTCAAAGGTAGGCCTTGGTCATAAGCCCGCGGATGTCTATAAGCACGACGAGCAATTTCAGCACGAGGGCCACGACCTTGAAGTTTTACGTATTGAGGTTTTACAAAGGACCAGTTATAACGACGGATTTCGCTATTAGCATTTTTAATAAGATCACGAATATTGTTAACAGCTTCCATATCATCAGGATGTACTTGGCCATTAACCATTTTTACAGTGAAACGGTATGCTGTTGAAGTGCGGTTTTTAGATGTGAATTTCATTATTTGGTTTCCTTTGTTACCTTATACAATCAATATAACATAGTTGAACTGCTTTGTCAACAGTTAATTTCATTTTATTTCAAGTTTTTTTAAGAAAGATTCCATAGCTTCGTCATATTTAGCAAAACTATTACTTGATAAGTCATCAAGAATACGAACATCATAGACTGTGTCACCTTCGACACGTCCCCACATCCAAGTGTTTTTATAGAAGCGTTCATCATCTTCGTACAGTTCATTTAACAAAGCGTATCCATTATGCTGATAAACCTCATCAAATGATTCCAACAATTCCTCTTTGTACCATATATCATTTTTTAGCATATTATATTCCTTATTGATAGTACTATTATACCATAGTTAAAAAGCCTTGTCAACGGTTAATTTAATTTTTTTTTCATATAAATAATATAAACATGGACGCCTAGGAGGATATTATGTTCAACAGTTTTCTTGAAAAAACAATAGTGAAATCACAGCATTGTCAACGCAACTGGGACCTAAGTCGATCCTTACCAGAAGAAGATATTAAAACTCTTCAAACTGCTGTTACACAATGCTCTTCAAAACAAAATAGAGTTTTTTATAAAGTACACTTCATTACGAACCGTGATATTATTGAAAGTATTTATGATAAGACCGAAGGCTTTATGATTAATTTTGAAACTCGAGAAGCTAAGAAAAATCCTCAGGTTTTAGCTAACCTAGTGATTGCATTCTCAGAAGATAGAGATGAACATTTAAGAACAACCGAGGAAAGAGATACTCAATCCAAAGATGGAGATCCAGAAAGATTTAAAGATTCTAATGTTGCGCTTGGGATTGCAGCTGGTTATTTAACATACACTGCCAACTTGTTAGGTTATTCTACTGGCTGTTGCCAATGCTTTAACCCAGAAGAGGTTGGAGAAGTTATAGGATCTGAAAGAGTTATGCTTATGATGGGTATTGGTTTTCCTGATAAATCAAGAAACCGCAGAGTTGATATGAAAGATAATGATTTTACTTTTCCAACTTTTACTAAGGACATCAAAGTAGAGTACATAAGCTAATAAATGAACTTAGGTATTTTTGGTGATAGCTTTTCTTATGAAGATGTTTTAAATTATAACTTACTAAAACATCCTTTATTACCTAACGCAGGTAGCAGTTGGGTTAGTCTTCTTAGACAAAATTACGATATTACAAATTACAGCACAAAAGGCTGTGATCCATATTACATGTACAAAGTTTTTATAGACAATCATTCTCAACACGACAATATCATTTTTGTATTCCCAAGACCAGGAAGAATATCAATCAATGGATTTCACATACCATTTGTAGAAAATACTTCTGGGATGGGTACTGATGACGAATACGTTGCTTACAGCATGTGGCATAAACATTTATATAATGAAGAAAAGGAATCACATTATGTTCGACTTCTTAAAGCTTCAATTTTAGAAACCCGACCTGACGTCAAATTTATGTATGGCGCAAACTGGGATTTTGGTTTTGAGGCAACACCTATCATAAACATATCAAGGTTAGAAGATAGTGCTTGGGGTGAAACGGCTTTAGAAATACGTCGTAAGTATATGGATTTAAGGTATTGCCACATGACTAAAGAAAATAACATAACTCTTTATAAGTTAGTATTAGATCAAATGGCAGGTGGTACTGAGATTAAAATAGACTATACACAATTTCGTACACCTTCGTTGGAGGAAAAAGAATGTTACCTTATACGAAAATAGATAACTATGTTTTAGATGATTCCAAAATAGAAGAATATTATCAGCATTTCAAAGGTTATGTTGAAAACATTTTTTATAGAGATAACCAGGGATCAGTTCCAAAAGTTACGACTATATATGGACATGACGAGTGGGTTGAAAACAATCCTGAGCTCAAGGAATACAAAGACAAAACTCTTAACGTCATTGCTAAAGACTTTATAAACTATTATGATTTAGATGTTGGCTTTAATTGTTTTATTTTAATTACTAAAGCTGATAAAATATTAAAGTGGCATATAGATGGAGCTGCTGCAGTTGGTGCTCCAAAAGCTGCTTTTATGTACGACTTTAGAAATACAGAAAGAGCTCCAACAACCTTTGATTACAACGGAAAGATTTACAATTTAGATGGATATAAAGCTGCTCTAATAAATACTTCAACTATGCACATGGTAGATAATACAGGACACGGCAAAAGATATAATTTAAGAATTTCGTTATACGGAAAAAGCTTTGAGGAAATAAATGAAAAAATATTATCAAAACATATTTACTGACGAAGAAATACAAAGCTTGCTTGATGAGTATAATTCTATAGATGAATATGATACTCCCACGATGAAAAAAGCAAATCCAGGTCCTGCTACAAAAATCATCGATGAACTTATGAGTGGGTGGGAAAGAGTTGGCGGCAACTATTACCAACATACAAAGCCATACTTGCCACATACAGACCATAGAGAAGAATGGAAAGAAACTGTTAACGTTGTAGTACCATTACACACTACAGATCCCAATGCATCTCTTGTTATATTCGACCAAAAATATCATAAGGACAGTGTTACGTGGTGTTTGCACGCAGATGTTATGGAATTTCAAGTTAATACGGGTGTAGCGGGAAAACCATATGACTATGATTGCGAAGGACTTACAGATAAACCTATAGATGATAACCTATATGAATATATAAAGTGGGCACCAAAAGAACAGTGGTTTGGTTTAACCGGTGAAGCTTATTCTTTTACACCAGGATCAGCCATGATATTTAACAATAAATATATTCATACAACAGGAGTTTTGTCAGGAATTAAAACAGGAATTTCTCTGAGATATAAATTATGAAATACTACGTAAATGGTACAAGACGAGGTCTTGGCAAAGAATTAGCTGAATTGTTTCCAATTGTTGATACTTTAGAAGAGTGCGACATATTCATTAATAATAAACATGATGGATATACCCAAGTTGAAAACTTATTCAAGGCAGCCAAACTCGGTAAAAGAGTAATTAGTCTAGGTTCAAGAGCTTCTGACTATAATGGTGTTGGTAGGGAAAACGCATTTGAATATGCTATTGAGAAAAAAGCTTTAAGAGCAGCTAACGAACAATTATATAACATGGGCCATAATGTTACTTGTTTAAACTTTGGATACTTTGATACTGAAAGATGTGCACACGTTGATACTCCAAAAATGGATTTAGATTATGTTATTGAAACGATTTTATGGGTTACTAAACAAAAATATAGAGTAAAGGAGCTAACGATATCAATATGAAAGATGTAATACAAAAAGTTGGTGAATGCGATATTGAATGGATTATTCAAGAATTAGAGAATAAAAAAGTTTCTGCTCAGTTTCCATTACAAGGAGCCTTTGAAGGAGATTATGATGGAGCTTGTGGAAAGACTTATGACTTAAGAGCTGATGAGTCAGAATACATTGTACCATTATACGACGATATGCAATACACATATTCATTATTATCAAAATATAAGATGCATAGAACCCGTGTTATGAAAATGATTAAAGGAACCTGTTATTCATATCACATTGACTTGACGCCAAGGATTCATATTCCACTAACGTCAAATGAACGATGCATGTTTATTATTGACGGTAAAGTCTATAAACTTCCAGCCGATGGATCAGTTTATTTAGTAGATACTACTTTATATCATACTGCCCTCAACGCAAATCGAGAACAGTTTATCCGCACTCACATAGTTGGAAATGTTATTCCACAGTAAATGTTGTTTCACCTTTTAAGGGATCGCCAATAACCATTCCTGGGCGTCTATACTCGTCTGCACAAATTTGAATGATATAATCGCCGGCGTTTAAAACGTCTGTAATAACACTTTCAATTACTGATGTGTTAGCTTCGTAATCGTTACGCGTTATTCCATGGCTTAGGTTTGCTTCAAATTGAGCATGGTCAACATCAATTAGAAATTGTTCTCTAATAGCTTGGCTTTCCCAAACTTGAGTAACAAACATATCGTTATTTGAGTCGACATATTTTGATCTAAAAAGAATTTTATTAGCATCTTTGTAGCTCAAGTAAACGGAGTCGTAGTTTTCCCAAAAGGTTGCTGGTAGTACAGGTGCTGACCAATCTTGATAGCGCTTACTAGGATTGTTTATATAGTCGCTAAAAAAGTCGGAGTCTCCATCCGGTCCTGCCGTGGAAACCATTGTTGTTATATATGCCATTGTTGAAATATTGTCCTTCTCCAGATTAACCGTTCTTGGTCTATGATTTTAGTGGTTTGTTTATAATGCAATCCAACCCAATTGTTCATAACTAAGAATTGCTTTTCTTTCCATTTGTGTTCATATACCCCAACTTTATTTATCATTTCTTCAAACAGTTTTGATATTTCTTTATCAGACCATTTAGAACCATCGGGGTGTAATATGGCTTTGTTATATGATTCAGTTCCAGAGTAACCTTCGTCTGGGCTTAATCCAAACACATCACTGGCTAACGCTAAACATCCATAATTAATATTTTCTCGTCCAGTAATAGGATGTATTTTTGTGAATGGTTCTACCCAAGGATCTTCAAAGGTCCATTTTCCAGATTGTTTAAACGTTGGATTATCACCAACTATTATAGAACAATCTCTTAAGTATTGTTGTCTGTCTTTACTCATCATTTCAAAGGCCGTAGTAGTATCTAAGAAAAATAATTTAGAATCTTCTGAGTCTGGTATGGATACTGCGTAAAATGATCTAAGTGGATATTTGTATTCTTTACTAGCTGAGTTATCGGCATGCCAAGGAATACTCATCCTAATGAATTTGTTTTTTGATGTCCATTGTACAACCTCGCCACCCAAAGGTTCTTTAGCTATAAGATGGTCTTCCTCATTCCACAACTTTCCAAATTGAGATGATATGTTTATGAATGCTTGTTCGTCTAAATCTATATCTTCTTGGAGATAAAAGCATTCATTCATTACTTTTTCATACACTCCACTGGTCCTTTATTTTAGGTCTACTAATTATATATGACTTTGATGTATCTAAATCGCTAGGTAAATTATCTCGCCAAGGAGATCCTATACATAAAGTCCATTTTGGTTTATCAGAAATATCAATAGAATGTGGATGCCCTCCATCCATTACATAACTTCTTTCGCCTTGGTTAGGATAAACCTTTTCCATATTTTCATTTAAAAAATATAATCCTTTTAAATCACCTTTAACCACGTAACGCCACTTATATTGACGTGTACCAACCTCCGCTTCTTTGCAATCTAAATGTATATTCATTTCTTTATTGGGCGGAGTATAGAGTATAGTAAACCTTCCTGGTAGCTCATTTAAAATTGGACTAAACGCTTTTTGAACATTTGGTAAATCCATAGTCCATTTCATATTTCCGTCAAGATTAATATCTACTTTACCTGTTTTGCCTGCAGGATTAAACAAAGGAAGTATATATGTATTTCTAAATTTGTCATAGTGATAAGAAGTAAGAGGTATTGATAAGATTTCTTGTTCTATCTTGTTATGATCTACTTCTATATTATGAGCGCAATAAGTTAGTATTTCCATTGTAATCCCTATATTCAAATCCAAATATTGCTACAGACCTTTCTGTTTTTCCACCTTCAACACTGTGTGGCCAACCCGTATTAATAAACCACATTTCACCAGGCTTCATAGTAAATGATTCAACACCAGACTTTGTTTTGAATTTAAACACAGAATCATTTTCATTTAAACAAATTTGAGCTCTACACATAACACTGGTATCAGTATCAATATGCCAGTTGATTGTATGACCAGGACCCATATGAGATAACCTTAATCTATAAATGTATTTAAACCAAGGAACTTTTACATCATATACATAGTCAGAATAGTCAAACTCTGAAGCAGTATTTTCGTCATGAATTGATTTTTGAATAAGAACTTGCCTGTAAGAATCAGCAGCATTAAATACGTTTTCAATATCACATTGCTGAGAAATATTGTATCCATCTCCACCTAAATCGTTTTGTGGATTTTCTAATAATATAGACTTAAGTTGTTCTAACAATTCAGGATCAACGTCACCAATTTTAGCAAAGGTAAGCATTTCGTTTCTCTTTGGACCTGGTCCATTTACACGTGCTCTTTTTGTTTTTTGAATTAAGCTTTTAGTCACAATACTTCTCTTTCCATTCTTCAATTGGCATTTCAGGCAAGTTTAATTCTTTTTCAGATATTGTACTTTGCCAACAATCAATAACATCATACGGACATGTTTGATGCATACCATCGTTTAATTTAAAGGATCTTCCTAATTTAATATTTAACTTCTCAGCTAATTTTTCAAGGTGCTTTCTTCTATTTAACCGTTGCATTGAAAAGAAAACATTATAATTTTTATAATCTTTTAATTGCATTTCAATCATAATCATAGCTGGAGATACTTCATTTAAAATAACTCCTCTTTCTAATCCAGTTTTCTTTACGCCATTCCACAATCTAGTCGCAAGCCGGGCAGTACTTTTACCAAACAATTGAACACAAGAAAAAGATATAATTTCTTCTTTGTGGAAAGCTAAATACCATTGATCGTAATTTTTATAATTTACAATAAGGTTTGGCCACCAATCTTTATTTTTGCTTTTGTCTGTTTGTTCAAGCTCTTTCAACTTATGAACAAAAATAGATTCATTTGTAGAATCCATTTTAAGCACATTGATTTCAGCCGGATAAGCCATTATGTAGAGCTCTTAGCTAACCATAACTTTTGTTTGAACTTAGTTTCCAACCACGGCGCGTATGGTAATTGTTTAATTGTTTCTTCACCTTCTGTTGCTTCAATCATAGTTTCAATAGGTGTAATAAGCATATGACATTTTAAAATCACGCGTTCAGTATCTTGGTTATTCACAAGACCATGTAACTTATTTACGTTTAAGAAACATGGGTTAATGTATTCATGTCGTGCATACTCATATGTATCACTACCTGGAAACATTAGGTTTTTACCTTTTTTTCTGTCGTATAAAATAATCTCTGTTTTGCCAATAAGCGGAATATTAAAAGCAGATAAAGCTCTTAAGTTGTGAGCAGTATGCGGATGAAGAATACCACGTGGTTGAGTATACATAAACGTGAATTTCATTACATGTTTAACTTCTTCCCAAATAATTTTTACACCACAGTTTTCGCCTATTCTTTTTACGACTTGGAAAATCTCATCCCATAGTACCATGTTGTCGTCATAGCTAATATGATATAAAATTTGATCATCATCCATACCGATTTTATTATGCCCTTCCCATTCAGGCTTAATTCTATTGTAAATAGCTTTAAGTTCTTCCTTATCGGCTTCAAATCCGTCGTATCCCATAGTTTCTGCGAAGCGATCTTCATTTTTATATCTTAATTTCATTTACTTTCCTTTAAACATAAGAGTAATATAATACGCGGTAGGATCAAATTGCCACCATTTGTTTCCTATTTTATAACTACCAGGCTTTTTGTGATGGTTTAAATGCCATCCTTCTCCCGCGGTTAAAACATTAGCAATAGCAGAATTAGTAGGCCCATCTTTGTGGCCAAGTATATTTAATATCCCATAACCATGGAATGCAAGTATAACAGGAATAGCATAACCAAATATCATAAGCAAAGGATGTATTAAAGTAAGTAACAATACAATAGCTATATTTAATTTAAAATAATGTTTTAGAAACCATTTAAGTATAGGGTCTCGCCACAATGTTTTAATATATTTTCTTTTAATTTTAGAATCATATCCCCACGTATTTAAATATACAGCTAACTTACCTTTATGGTGATATGAATGAGGGTCGTTTAATGTATCGCTTGTGGCGTGATGTTGTTTGTGTACAGCAGCCCAAGTAAGAGCAGGACCTGCGCCTGAAAATATTCCAAGAACATTTATAATAATTTGATGTAGTTTACTACACTCGTAACTTTTATGTGAATAGTATCTATGGTAGCCGCCAGATATAGCCACAATGACAATAATTTGCCACCACAAAAACCCTGCCAAAAACATCCAAGCTTCTCCATACATAAATGCAGGAATAAGTAAGACGTGGCAAAGCGCGTGGTTAATTATGAGTTTTGTTGTATTATGCATATGTCTATTTATCCTTGAAAAATTAAACCAAAGTTCTTAGAAATAAAGTGTGTCATAATTACGTTGTGTTCTTTTACTAAACTATTATAGCTTATTTTTTCTTGTTCAAATTCAGTAGTATTTTTATCATATGTTTTAATCTTATTGGCGTCATGTTTATAATGCCACGTTTGAGACAATGGATATACTGAGACATTGTTCATTTGAACTTTATAAGACATAATAGTTTCGTTGTCATAACCAAATGATTTTTGTATGGCTGGAGGATACATCGAAAATTCCTTGAGCTCTTTCATTGTTTCAAGAATATCATCAATACCATCAAAGTAGTTTAAACGATCCATTACTTTCCGGCTAGCCATCATAATACCAGTGTTAAATACTTTGTTGTCTCCATCAAGGTCTTCCTCTTGCAACAAAGCATGGCAGTTCCAATATTTAGCCTGTGGATTACGAAAGTCTTTATCATACTTTTCAAAATAACCACGAACTCGAGGGGTAACACCAGAATCTTCTGCTGACGATATGTCGCAACAAAGACATGTCTCTGCCTTTAAGAAATTAAATGCATCAATATTTTTGTTAAACACTACATCATAATCTATATACAAAACCAAATCAGCAGTGTGGGTAAGCTTATCTAAAAGGTGAACCTTGTATAAGTTAATAATATCATACTCAGACAAATCTGGAAACCTATTAAAAAACTCTTCATACTCATCGTCTCTACGAAAGTTAATATAAGTCGCACCCACGCTTTCAGCATAAGCTTTATGGTTCTCAATTAATTGTTTTTCATAATTACTTAAACGTTGTTTTGTTCGTAGACTTTTATTAACGGGATCGTCGGATCGACCTTTTGGATTATCTAAACGCTCATCAGGTATCTCAATATAAATTGAATAGATAAGTTTTGTTTTATCTTCAAAAAATGTATTAAACTTTTTGTTAACAAAATGAGCTATTTTAATATCATCTAAATTAATTTCTTCTGGCTCAGCAATAATATAATGCCATTCTTTATCCATTAATACATATGGTACATCATATTTTTCCATGATATAAGAGAATATGCTTTCGTTGTTTGGATAATAATAAACTCTTAAATGAGATCCATCTTCTCTTTCGAGGTTATTTGATTTAATTTCATTAAGCTTTTCTATTGCTTCCATCATACGATCATAGTAATGAATTTGTTTTATGTGTTTAGATTTACCTATCATAATACCAGTATTCATTACATGGTTATCTTGGCCATCTAACAAGTCTTTAGTAATATGGTATTTAATTGTAGGACTACGCTGCCCAACCGATTGAAATACTATTTCTTTAATATTTTTATTTACGATCTTATCATCTTGGTCTTTGATATGAATACCTTTTTCTAAATCAAGCTCTTCAAATACATTAAGCTCAGTATTAAATAAAACATCCATATCAACATACATTACTTCATCGTACTCTTCAGCCAATTGAGCTGTTAAGTAATGCTTATATAAATTTACCTTTGCAAAATCAAACCCAGCATCAACCTCAAAGTCTTTCATAGTGTTATAGTAAAACTTAAAGTCGGCGCCAATTTCATCAGCATATATTCTTTTGTTTAGTAATAATCGATCTTTGTATTCTTCAATTTGGTCTATTTGGTGTACGTTCGCACCCCACCGATCATCCACATGATCAATGTCGTCGTATGTTGTAAATATTACCCTGCTCATATTCCTATCACCATATACCTTGTATAGTCCTCAGAGGGCTTCATTTCTCCTTTATAATATACGCTAGCTAGTTGTAATGATTCAACAAACTCGTCTAAACTGTTGTGTGTATTAATATGTTCTGCTTCGTTATGATAATTGTTGCTTTGAAAACAAGCTATAGTATCAATAGGTTTTGAGTTCAATATCATACGAATATCTTCTTCCTCCATATGTTCACAACTTGTATTAATAATTAATTGGAAAGCATCCGCTCTATCAAAATAATATTCAATAGCATCATCAGTTACGTGAATAGTATTTTCGTGGTGTTGAAGTTTATATCCAAAGTCTGCACACAAAGGATCAGAATCTACATTCCATATTTTAACATCGTCGCTAATATGTTGACGTAAAATAGCGCCTGTTAATCCATACCAACTACCCATTATTAAAACATCTCTTAAAGGAAAAGTAAGATGTTTGGTGTCTAGGTATTTGATTAAATTATTAACAAGCCATTCTTTGCTGGCTAATTGAGCATCATTAGTTGCGGTGATAATATCTAAGCTTCGGTATAAATCCATATCTGGATTATACTTTGACTCTTCGTATATTTGTCGGATAATTTCTAAAGCGTTTTTATAAACTTCTTCTTTGTACATTATATTTCATTCCATTATACATATCAATTGGCGCTTTCCATTCAGAAGGATTAGCCACGCTGTTTACAAGTCCATGTTCAAACGTATTAAATTTTAAACCTTCGTGAACTAAAAATCTATCGATACCTTTGTACTTTCTCATAAAATAATCTTTATTAGATAAGAAGTGTTCCCATATATGATTTTGTTCGCCCGCGGTCCATGTAATTACAGAACTATTTATATGCACATCATAGGCATGTGGAGCCATGTACAAGTCGTCTTTCCAGTAGTCTTTAAGTATAGTTAACCCGTTCCATTTAATAAAATCGGTTGGATCAGATTGTATATCCATATCTAAATCAAAGAATAAACATTTACCTTTAACTGGAAAGTCTTTACTAAACATTGCAAGCTTGTTCCACCAATATTTTAAAGTTGGTTTCTCAAAGCATGGAATTGTTTCAATTTCAACTCCAATTGGATCGTCGGTATAACACATATAAGCACACTTATAATATTCCATGAGTTGGTCACGTAATCTATTTACATGTTCAGCGTTATATTTAGTACCATGTTTTACAAATATAATATTATCGGGTTGCATTAATCAAACTCCCTCCATCAGTATATAAATCAATTTGAGTTCCATCTAAAGAATCTAAGCACCAATTTTCTAATTGGCTTATTAGATGTTTTGCTTTGTCATAGTTTCTAAAACCTATAATTGTATTTAGCTCTTTTTTCATGTCGTTAATAATCGCAGCAAGTTTTGCACCAGGCAAATGTTTAAGTGTAACATGGGTTGGATATAATATAGTATTGTACCAAAGGTTACATTGATGTTTATCAGTAAACCTTACGAACTCTATCATTTCATCCCAGTTCATATTCATAGGGTTAACCATGATAGATAAGCTTCGTTTATTTGTATGGCAATAATCTTTAAATATATCAAAATATTTCATTAGCGTATCAAAGTTACCATTTACTCTTATTTCTTCATATCGTTCTGGAATTAAACTATCAATACTAATGTTTAAATGGATATTACACTTATCAAGTATTCCTTGAACTCTTTTATTATAAACAGTACCATTAGTTGCAATATTGATTTTAAGTTCTGGTTTAATTTCAGCTACAACGTCAAGTAAATCTAATAATATTTTTTGAGCAAAAGGTTCACCGCCATTTACTCTTAATTCAGTAAGGTGTGGAATAAACTCTCGCATTTGTTCTAAAAACGAATCATCAAATATCTGTGGTAATGGTGGAAGATTATCTCTGTTTTTTCTAATACCGGAACTTAAATTACCATTACACATAATACATTCAAGATTACATTGGTTACTTAACTCTATTTCCATAAGAGATGGCATGGTATTTACTGGAAACTTTTTATAAGCTTTTGCTAATGGCCAGACATCATTATCAATATCTCTTTTACATTCCATGCATCGGTCTAAAAATACATTTTGACTTAACGCATCTCTATATTTTTGGAATACATCACCTTGCCATATATCCATTAAAGATTTATCTTTGCTCCAGGTTTCACAAAAACCAGGCAGCTTCCAACAAGGAGAAACCCTACCTTGAAGTGTAATGTACATGTTATTAAATGGTGCGTTACACGCTCTCAAGAACCTTACTCCACTCTGGGAAAGCAACTTTAAAATCGTTGCCTCGCAGTTTATCATAATATTTTATGTGTTTCCAAAACTTATCTAATTGATCTTCACCATCAATCATCATTCGTCTTATAATCTTTTTAATTCTTTCGTCCTTTGTATCTTTAAACTTATTACATATAACCTCTTTTACAGCTATAGGTAAATTACTAATGTTTAAATATGACGGGTTTTCTACATACTGTATTGACACGGGTGTATTAAAGTCGTCAGCATATTCTAAAAATTCATCTATATGATATATATTATACCAATTCAAAGTACAGTTAAACGTCACCTTTCCATAGAAGTTTTTTGAAAACTTAATAAAGTTTTGTTCAATTACATCAAAGTCAGAACCTTCCCTTTGATAATTATTTCTTTCGTATATATCATCTAAGCTAATTCTTATATCTAAATCAAGTAATGATTTTAATTGGCGTACAAATTTTTCATTCCAATAAGTTCCGTTTGTTACCATTAATGTTCTTATTGCATTTAGGTTTTGCTCATCAATATAAGTCATAACCTTTTTAATTTCTTCGTTTACAAATGGTTCACCACCTGCAAAGAGAATATAATCAGCTTTTTTAAGCCATTCATATATGATAGGCTCATGGTGTGTACCTATTAATTTATGCTTTAAATAATGTTTGCGAGTTTCTACTGACTCTGTTTCTTTTGCTATTTGACTTGAATTAAAAGAACCACACATACGGCATTTAAGATTACACACATTAGTTGTTTTAAATTCATAATAAACAGGACCGTCTTCTACTATTGGCGAATCAAACTTTTTATTACGAGCCCAACCATTAATAACACTTCGTAAACTTTGGTTACCAGACTCCTCGGCATGCCAACAGTCAGAACAAGCCTCGGGCTTTTCACCATTTAAAAATTGATTTCTTAAGTCCTGAAAGTTTTGATTATTCCAACCTTCGTCTATTCTTTCTTCATCTAAGTTTGATAAAGGTTTTTTATATCTACAGCATGGAAGCAGCACGCCTCGTGGGTCAATAGATATATGGGTAAAAGGTGCTGCGCAATAATGTTTCATTTCCAACCTTTAGGATACTCGTCTAGCTTAGACGTACGATTAGGATCCCAACCATCTTTTGGACCACATTTTCTTTGACAAGATGTAGGAGCATATTCTATTCCTTCATTTAATCCTTTAAAAACGGCTCGCCCAAAATTTAACCATTCGTCAGAAGTTAATATATCTTCCACACTATCATTGTTTGATAGTTTTAATTTGTCTTTAAGTAGTTCTCTATATGCGGGATCGCTATTGGTAATGTAATCAAGATGGCAACACGGAATCAAATGTCCTGAGCAGGTATGAGCCATACCTTCAGTTTTAGTCATACATATTGGATCAAATTTTTCAGTCATTTGGATAAAAATATGTATTATCCATAGCAAGCTTTGAAGTCAATTCTTCTTCTGGTCTCAAGCCTGGTGGATGTCTTCGTGAGTTAACAGTATTAAATATTACTCCCATGTCTTTAGCCATTTGTTTACATTCTTCTATATCATATTGATTGTAATTAAAAACAATATACTTCCAATAGATTTCAAATTTGGGATTGTATTTTGCAGCAATAGACATCATATCAAATAACTTTTGACCATCTTGCCTTGTCCGATATTTATGAGAATCTTTTGGTAATCCATCTATTCCAAACCGCCACGCTATTCTAGTACCCGATGATATATCAAACATTTTTCTATACCATCTTTCCGGTCTTTGAGAAGCAGTGTTATGAACATCAGCGCTCTTATCGTTTTTTGCTACAAGCTCTAAAATCTTATCAAACTCAGGATGCATACTAGGATCTGAAACTTGTCCACAAAAATCAAAGTGGTCAAACCACGGTATGTATTTTTCAAAATCAGACACTGATAAAACTTCTCCCACAACCTTTCCCTTTAATTGAATACGATATTGTCTTTCGCATGTTACGCATGCTAGAGTACACCTATTAGTTATATCCATATTGATATTTCTAGTACCAGGCTTTCTATGATGTTCGAAGCCGGGTATTCCATATGAACGATTATAGAAATCAATAATGTTAGTCATTAACAGTGCACCAATTTTTGCATACTTGAGGAGCGGTATCCCAAGTTTTACGAGACTCTTCAAGTTTAAGATACCATTCAGAGTTTATTATTTCACTAATGCTTTTATTATCTAAATTATAATCAGCTTCGTTTTCAACATACTCTTTATATATTGGATTGTTGTCTATTACTCCGACTGCTATAGACTCAGAGTTTTGTAATCCGTTTTGTATATGGGTTCTGTCTTGTTCTCTGAGATCTATATCGCCTTGCTTTGGATACCCAAATTGTTTTGCTAGGAAAAGAGTATTAGCAAAAAAGCAGCATGGATATACCTGACCATCTGGATTTATATTTAATTCATTTTTTTCAAAGAAAGAACAACGTATTTTTTTCATAATCCTATAGCCTTAAATTCAGTATATTTTGTGGGTGGTTTTAAATGTCTTATTTTTCCTTCTTGGATATATCTAAATTGCTCTGGGTTTTTATCAAATCTATTTGAAGGTTGGATGTACATAGCACTTGCTCCATTTGCTTTAGCTAATTCACCTATTTTTTCAACGTCATCTTGGTTGTGTTCAAATACGATAGTAAAGCATTTAGCAGTTGATCCAGACTCAGTAAAGGCTTTCATATGTGTTAGCACTTTATCTAGTTCTGTTCCTACCCTATATTTAGCATGCTGCTCTTGTGTAACTCCATCAATGTCAAATATGACCTCAAGCCTATGATGATATTTGTAACTTATCATGCCAAGTTCCCACCACCAATCTTCATCTCTTAGACTTGCGTTGGTGTTAACAATTACTACTGTTTTATTGTTGCTTGATAAGATGTATTTTATGATTTTCATAATATCTTTATTCATCATAGGATCACCCCATGTACCACAGCAAATGATTTGTCTGTATCTATAAAGAGATTGTTCTGGAAATCTTTGTTTGAAGGTTTCAAACGACCATTGAACTAAAGGGAGCCAATAGTTCTTTTTAGAAATATCTTCTTGGTCTGTTCGGTGACACTGCGGGCATGACGCATTGCAATAGGTTGAAAGGTCTACCATCGCGGTCAAATCATTATCTATATAAGGCATTTACATTAATGCATCAATAATCGCTAAACCTTGCGAAATACGTGTTGCCTTTCTAATAGAGGACTTAATTTCTTTACCTGCATCTTTAACCGCATCTAATTCGAGTGCCCACAATTTAAACTTAAAAAGCTCTTCTTTGTTTTCATTTATTTCCCATAAATGTTCAAAGTAAGCACTATCGACTTGGTTTGTTTTGATTTTAACTTCTTTATCAAGTCCAATTAAAATTTCTTCAGTTGAATTGACTTGCTCTCCCAGCTCGGCTGTGCGGCCTTTCAGCATTTCTTTTTCTGCTGCAAGACGATCTCTCTCATCTTGAAGAACTTTCATACCAAGCATTTCTTGGGCAAGCGCTCTTGCTGCTTCGTTAACTTCAATATTAAATGCTGCTGACTCAGCCTTTTTATATTCAGCTGTAGATTCAGCGATCTTTTCTAAATCCCATCCTTCGGACATAAGCTGTTTATAATCTGGGTGGTCTGGATTTACATCCAAGTTATATACCATAATTAGTTCGTCTTGTTCATACAAAACTTTAATGATAGAATGTTCTTCATCTACAAACTGAGCGTCAACCACTTTTCCACTAAATTCTGCCATTTTGTTTTTCCTTATCTGTTAAATATTTTCTACATATAGTCGTTTTGTATTTGCTGAAATAGTACTTGCAGTACCAGTTGGGAATTCCTGAGTACGATAATCGTTCGCGTTAACAAAACGAGTAGTATAGCCTGTGCCAGTTGGAGTACGTCTTGTGTCAGTATAGGTTGTACCGACCTGAGCGCCAGAGCCACTCAAGTTATAATCAACAGTATATCCAGTACCAGTATTACCCGTGTAATATCTTAAAAATGGATTAAGAAGGTTTGCCCACGTGGTCGGAGTATGAACTCTAATTGTTTCATCGCCAGCATTAAAATAAAGTGGCAAATCATATTGTTCTAAATCAGGATCATACAAATCAAAGGCTGTTGGATCTGGTGTACATTTAGCAATATAATAATTTGTATTTGTGTTTTGCTTTTGTGTTTCAGGTATACCACCCGAGGTATAAGCAGCTAAGTTTGCTACACCGTTTACTGCAACTGGTGTATTTGAAACAAGCGTACCATTTGTTGGGTTAGTACTCGTGGTCATAAAATATATTCCACCGTTACCAGTACCAGTACTTCCATTATAGTAGGCAGAAGTTAACACTCTTGGGAGTGCGGGAGTAACAAAACTATCAATAAAATCTTGACGAGTCATTGTCCTAAGTTGAGTAGTACCGTTATCATCATAAAGATAAAGCGGATACTGTAAGTTATTTGAGTCACCCGTAGGTAAGGACGGTGTGTCTCTAATAATTCTTAATCTACTATAGTTGTCTGTTGATTGAGAAATGTTTGGTGTTTCTGCTGCCGTTGAAAATCTATCAACACGAGTAGTATAAGCACCAGCTATATAATAAGTGTCTACAAAAGGTTGCCCAGCCATTTGTGAGCCATTCGATGTATTTACTTCTAACCTTACTGCAGGATTAGTAGATAAAACATAACTTGCAAAGTCATGAACACTATTCATCCCAGCTGTGGGCATTTCATTAATTTGGTTAAACGGCTCCCCAGTAGGCGCCGCCAAGAATAAACCTAATCGCGCTGTCATAACCTATTCCTTAAATTGGTGTTTCAGCAGCACAATATAAAACGCGTACTTCGTTTCCAGCAGAATCAAATATTTTAAGAACGTTTTGCTGAGTTTTAAGTGAGTTGTTAATTGCTCGGCCAGATACAGCGTCTGCGCCTGAAATGTTTGCAAACGCTCGTGCGTCAGTAATTACATCTTCGCCATTTATTCTGATTGCCATCTTCGTCTCCTCCTATGAAATTGACTATTAGCGTATTATTATTTATAATAAATAAGATAGTGAGTTCTTCGTTATGTATAAAATTTTTAATTTAATGGAGAATAAAATGGCAGAAACAACTATCGATGCAGAAGCAGCAGCAGC